GGGTTGGCTTTGCCAACCCTTCGCTTTGCGAAGCTGCCGAAGGCAGCGAGTCAAAGCGTTTATGTATTTTCATTGATTTGGTTATTGGTTTTATGACAGATTCATATTTTCTCACTTTTGCAAAAGGAGATCCTAAACTTGACCAAAATGAAATTATTTTCTTTTGGTTTCTGGAAATTTTAATCTCTTTTTTTTGCAAAGGAATTTGATGTTTTGTTTTGGTTTTAAATTTACTATTATTTTTCTCTAATTGTAGTTTTCTTTTGACAATATTTTTATTTTTTTCTGGAAAAATTTTTTTTGTTTTACTTTTGGTTAAGTTGGAAAAAATTAAAGAAGTAATTGTGAGACACGCGACTATATATAATATATATATATTATTTTTATTATATAAGATACTATGAGGAAGAGAGAGAGAGGGGGAGTTTAAAGACTCCCCCTCTCTCTCCTGATAAAGAATGTTGCTAATAGCACCGAGGGAAATTGTCTCATTCAGCTTTTTTCTTAAGGTCTTTGCCATGACATCAGTTTTCAGTTGATTTGTACTTTTGCAAATTATATTTTTTTTAGACATAGGCGTTTGTCTTCTCTTTTTGATTGCTTTATTAATATTTACAGTAACTTCTGCAAATCCATTTTTTTTGTTTTTGCCATTTTTTGGTTTTTTTGCCATGACATAGTATGTCTTGTTTATCCTTTTACTTCTTTTTTTATTTTTTTTTACTTCTTTTTTTGGTTGCTCAAACTTTGTCTCAAACAATATTTTATATTTTTTTGGAACTGAGTTTTTTAGTTTTATAAAACCATTTTTTTGAAGTCTTCTATTGAATTTTGTTATTGTCAGGGGGCGTATAAACATTGACATTTTGTTTGGTGGAATAATGTCTATCCATTGATTTGTATTTTTGCCTTTTTTGATTATGTTTTCTAAAAGAATGAGATAGTAAAATAATATTTTTGGATCATTATTTTCAGGTATGAGTTTTTGAAGGTTAATTTTTATCTTTTTGTTTCTTCTCTTGAGTTTTCTTTTCATTTTTGAGACCTTTTTATTTGTCAAAATGAAGAATTTCTCTTAGTTTTTTTGCTTCTTTTCTTGTGAAGTCGCCAAGATCTTTCTTGTGATTTGATTCTACGATTTCAGCATTTTTGACATATGGTCTTAATAGTCTGTATATGTCTTCTGCGACTATTTGAGCTTGTCTTTCTGAATCCATCATAATAAATAAATTTCTTATTTTCTTCTCTTTCAGAATGATGATTTGTCTTCTTGTGAATGCCAAACCGATAATTGCTACTGCTCCATTGCCAAATCTCCAGACATCTGCTGGTCCTTCTGTTAAAAGACAATCTTTTTTTACAGAGTCAATATTATAAATACATTGTTTTGGTGAAATCGCATATTCACCGGGCTGTGGGTTGAGATATTTTTTAGGTTCTGTTTTGATAATAGTTCTTGAAGTAAAAGAGACAAGTCTTCTTTGCTCATATATTGGAATTATGATTCTGAATTTATATCTTCCTATGTTGCCTCCAGCTATTAAGTTATACTTTCTTCTTAATAGATTTGGTTTGAAATTTCTGCTTTTTAAATAGTCTCTATATATCTTTGGAAATCCTTTTTCTATTGTTTCAATTTTAACGATTTTATTTGGATCAATATGGAAACCTTGACTGATTATTAATTCTTGCTCTTGATATTCAATGTCTTTTTTAAGGTCATTAATTCTTTGTCTTGCTTCCCATGAAGTACAATTTTCAATTTGTTTGATTATTTTTGAGATGCTATGATTTCCGCATCTCCAGCAGTTTGACTTAAGGTCATTAATTCTGATTCCTAAATGTTCTGACGGATCATCACAAAAAAGACATTTAATGGCTATCCATCCCGGAGAAACATTCTTGCCACTTGTCTTTACTTCTATTCCATTATCTTCTAAATATTCAATTATATCCATTTTTCTTCATTATATGTTTGAAGTCTTGTTATAGAGTGTTCAGCAAGATATTTATAAGGATCAAGAAAATCAATTAACAGGATTGATTTTTTTGTCTCTGTTGTTCTTAATCCTCTGCCCATTGCTTGAAGTACTCTTTTTTTCTCTTTCATTCCTGCGGCATAAATTATGATTTCTAAATTTTTTATGTTTATGCCTTCCATCCAGACCTTAGATGCTATTACAATATGATTTTTATTTTTTATAATGTCATTTTTATGTCTCATTCTTTCTTCGTTATCAAGACTTCCTTGGATAAATGGAACATTTATTTTTAGTCTTTTTTTGAATATGGTTTGAAGTAATTCTCCATGTTTTATCTTTTCTATTATTATCAGAGTCGGACTTTTGTTTTTTAATGCCTTTTCTACAATTTTTTTGATTAATTCATTGCGAGTCTTGTTTTCTACAATTCCAAATTGATAAAAGTTTGAATATTTGCTTCTTGATGCTTTTGTTATCTTATTATCATATTCTACATTTATGAGTTTTATTTCTGGTTTTGCAATTGTTCCGTCTTTGATTCCTTTTTTGATTGTCAGTTTTGATATGACAGGTCCGAGTAGACCTTCATTTACAAGAAGACTTTCTTTTGATTTGAAACTATCGGTTCCAGTAAAACCATATCTTCTTGGTGCTAAATTAAATTCTAAAAATCTTCCATATTGTGAGTTTAATTTTGTTACATGATGACATTCATCTATAATTATGACATCAAATAAATCAATGAAATTTTTATTGTCTACTTTTGATATACTTTGGATTGTTGTTATTAATAAGCAAGGAGACTGTTTTGTCCTTATTGATTTTAATGTATTTTCTACTTCTTTTGATCCTCTTGGATTAAAGATTACAGGAAGGCTTTCTTTAAACGATTGTGCTTCATTAGTTATTTGGCCAATCAGATCTTTTGTATGCGCAATAATAGCGCATCTCTTTGTTCTAAACATGCTTATGATTCCAAGTGCAATGATTGTTTTTCCACTTCCTGTTGGAGCAATTATTTTTCCTCTATTTATTCGCTTTATTTTTTTTAGTGCTGATAATTGGTCTTTGCGGAAAGTTATATTTTTTAATTCTGGTTTGCTATCGGGTTTTATTCTCTCTCTTTTTTTGTCTATGACTTCAATTTTTATTTCTCTATTTTTACAATATTTCAAAACTCTTTTTATTAGACCAGTCAGAAAGGTTCCGCTTGAACCTTTTCTTCCAGTTATCAAATATTGTGTTTTGATTATTTGTTGTTTTGCAAAATATCCTTTTCTCCAATATTCTTTTTTATAGGCAAGAGCAAATTTAATGACTTCCCTTGCTTCTGGATTTGCTCTTGCATGAATTTCATCAAGAATTACTATCTTTTTCATTTTAATTATACTCCTTAATTTTGACCAAAAAAAAACTACTATCATGACATCTAAAATATATGTCATGATAGTAGTTTTTCATTTTTTGTTTCCTCTTTTTAGTCTAAGTTATTTTGTGTTATAGAGTTTTAATCCATTCTTTGATTTCCCAAATTACTTCATTAATCAAATTTTCTCTTAACCATTTCGGAGTTGATTTCCATTTGATTGACAGAAAACTTTTTATTTTGCTTTCAGTTATTTTTTTTGTTTTGCTTCTGCCAGAAGGTAGAATTTCAAAGATTTCATTTGGACTTTTTATGATGATCCAAATGATTTCTTTTGCCTCTCTGGATAGCTTTTCAAAATTATCTGCCTTTATGACCTTTTGGATCGGTGTCAATTCTGGAGATTCAATTTCTAATGGTTTGACTTCAAGCATTTTTCCTCCTTTTCAATAGTCTTTTAGAAGATTTTGGTTTTCTTCTTTTTAATGTCCTATTGTTGCCTTTCCTCCTTTTGATTTTTCTTTTTTCTTTGTTTTCTGGATTATTTGGCGGAGGGATGATTTTTTGCAGTTCAAGGAAATGGTCTTCGATAAGTGGTCTTATTTCTTTATCGAATTGTCTGCATTTTTTGCATGGCTTCCAATTGTCAAAACTCTTTTTGTTTAATCTTCTGATCAAACAATATATCGGATTGAGTTTTTGTTTGAATTTCTCACACCAAAATGAAAATGTCGGATTGAAGTATTTGCATATTTTACTGTCTTCAACGATTATTTTTTTTGCAATTTTGCATCTTCTTTTTGGCGTAGAACCTTTTGACAATGAGCTTTTAATCGGTGTTTGTCCATAGAAATATTCGCAATATTTACATGATGACATTTTTTAAATCTCCTAATTAGAAAAGGATATAATCTTATCATATTATAGCTTAAATATCAATTTTGCGTTTAGTCTGTACGTTTGGAATTTTTTCTATTTTCTTCATCATTGAAGATAATTTGTTTCCAATTTCCAATCTAAACTCTTGATTGCTTTTCAACCGTTCAATTGTGATTTTTTTCATTTCTCTTTTTAGGCGATTGATTGTTGTCTTTATTTTTTTGTCATCAACATGCGGTTTCCAGAGTTCTTCCCATTTTTTAATTAGTCTTTCAATCGAACCGATGGTTTTGCCATGAAGACCTTCTCCTGTCTCACATTGTTTTTGGAGTTTTTCAATTCTGAGAAGAATTTCATTTCCGATTAATGTTATTGTCATTTCTTCCATTTCCTTGACCATTGCTTTTGTTCTTTCAATTTGTTTCTTATATTCTGCTGGATTGATTTCCATCATCTCTTTCCCGGGAATGCCAATTTGAAAGAAATTCCATTGCATATAAAATCTGTCTCTTAATCTTTCTTTGCTTGGATATTTATTTGAGACAGCATTGTAATATTCTGGATATTTTTTCTGAAATTTTCTTTTCAATTTGTCATAATTGGAAATGAGAATTTCGACTCGATTGTTTATCTCATTATTGAATTCCTTCAAGTTTTCGTTTACTTCTCCAACTTTTTCGGCTGGTATGAAATAAACAGCATCAATCGGGAATGGCAAAGAACTATTCAAGACATAATATTTCGCTTGTCTCTGTACAGTCATAATGTCTTTGATAAGTGTTTTGTCAACAAACATATCCTGCATTGCTCGAATAATTTCCTTGGGAATATTTTTGCCGAGAAGTTTTTTATCGAGTCGTGCGGATGCTGTCCAAAATCCAGTTCTAAAATTGATAAGAACACCATTAGTCAAGTTTTCCAGTGCTTTGATTTCATTCATTTTAAATCCTCCTTTTTTAGTTTGTTTGTTTTACCAACTTTGAAGGAGAGTTTAAACTCTCCTTCAAGCGCTCATAGCTTAATGGTCTATTTATAGTCGCTATGACGACTTTGTTTAATGCCTTGATCTTCTTTTGATTATTCTTTTCTTTGGTTTTTGTTTTTTCTTTTCCTCCTTTTTGATTGCTTTTCTTCTTTTAATTATTCTTGCTAATTTGACTTTGTCTTTTTTCTGTTTTGCCGTTTGAATTTTCTGGAAAATATCTTTTATTGATGACATCCATTCAATCGGCATTTTGCTTTTCCCATCCCATTTATAGGGAATTTCAAGATATTCTTGAAGTAGTTTTTCAGCCTGTTCTAATGATAGACCGGAGCAGACAGTTAATCTTGATGGATCATGGACAATGGAATATTTTTCTGGAGTGATTTTGACAATAAAGAATGGTGGTTTTGATGCGATTACTTCTTCAATTGTTTCGACAATAAAGTCTTTTAGTCGTTTTTCAAGTCGATTGAATTTTAATCTGATCAAATGATTTATTGTTTCCCATTCATCAGATTGTTTGATTATTTCTTGCTGTTCTTTTGGTGGAACCGTTTTGCTTTTGGTTTTTTTATTGTTTTCTTTTACTTTTGTCAGCAATTGTTTAAATGCCAAATACTGCTGACATCGGGAGCAGTTACAATCTTTTGGAGAAAGATCATCATTAACAGCAATGTCTTTTACTCTGATATCACATAGTGCAGAGTTTTCTTTGTTTGATATTGCATGAATGATATTGCTGTTATTTTTTTTCCCAAAACCAATAATTACTTTCGTTTTTTCGTCTTTGTTCTGCTTTGGTTTATCAACATTTGTTGATTCTCCTGTTGCAGATTTTTTTTGGTTTGTTTTTGTTGCCGCTTTTTGATTGTCTTTTTTCTGATTTGCCATTTTCTTTTCCTCCTATTCATTAAAGTTATTCGGCTTTATTGCCAACGAAAGAGTAGTAATTTTTACTACTCTCTCCGCTTTGAGCTTAAAGGCCTGTTTATAGTCGCTCAAACGACTTTTCCATTATAGACTTTGCTCTTTTTGTGACTCTGTCTTTCAGGTATGGATTTAAGATTTTACTGACTGTTGTAAATTCTCCATCATGGATAAAAATTGTTTCCTTTGGAGCATTTAACTTATAGGCTTGAATCATGGAAGAAACAATCTGTTCTGTTTGATGTTTCATTTCAACTCCCCAACTAAAAATAAAAGGGAAATTCTCTTTTAACTGGTAAAAATTCGGTACTTCTTTGTTGTCTGTACCCATTTTCAAATCCTCCTTTTTATTTATTTGACTTGCCTCATCAGTATATAAGTAGTCAACTTATATAGACCGGAGAATTACTTCTCCGGTTTCGGCTTAGATAATTTCAAGTTTTCTTGATTTGACTTTGTGTTTTGTTGCAGAGGTTGGAATGTCTGCTGGGATTGTGCGTCCTTTTGCCCAGACTCTTAATTCTGTTATTTCTTCTTCCATTGTTAAAGCCATAGGCAAAATGAATTTACTGGCTTTTGTTAAAGAGACATTCCTCATATCTGCATTATGGCAAAGTGCTTCAATTTCTGCTCCTGTCCAATCTTCCATCTTGGGAATTGTCTTTGGTTTAGGCAGGGAGAATTTCTTGATATAGTAGTCAAGAATTTTTCTCTTTACTTTGTCATTTGGAAGATCAACAAAGAATGGTGCGCAATCCCATCTACCAGCCCGAAGATATTCCGGAGGCACTCCCCGAAAACTGTTAAATGTTGCGGCAATGTAAATGCCTTTTGGTCGATCTTGCAAAAATTCAAGCCATCGGCCTGTTGCTCGTCTTGTCACTCCAGAATCAAGGTCACCAGTACTGCCAGCACCGGCAAATTGCTTTTCCATTTCATCAAACAATATAAAGCAATCTCCAAGTGCAGTAACAAGGTCAATAAACTTTTCGATATTGGCATCTGTTTCACCTTGGAATTTCGAAAAGAATTTGCCCATCCTGACCTGAATCCCAAGTTTTCCAGACTCGGCAACAATTGCTTTTGCAAGGCATGTTTTGCCGGTTCCCGGAGGGCCAATAAAACAAACTCCTTTACTTTTGGGATTGTCAATTGTTGACATGACTTGTTCTTTTGGATTTTCAAGACCAATAATGTCATCGAAAGTAATGTCAGGCCGAAGAATTGTTGCAAACCCTGATTTTTCGATTGTTTGCGCTCGATAGTCATTAATTACTTCAAGATCAAATCTTTTCTTCTTGACAAGTGACAGGGCATAAACGTTTTCCAGTTCTCGTAAAGTCAAACCTTTGCTTGTCTTAACTACCTTTTCAAGATATGAACCTTGCGGAACATATTTTGAATCGGGAGCAACAGTTTTGATTTGTTCTGAAATTTCATCTTCTGTTGGCATGGGCATCTTTAAAATAGTAAAGTCTTTTTCCAATTCGATTGGAATTTTTTTTCTGTTAGAGACGATTACTATTGCTTTATTTTCTGATGCCCAGATTGGGATGGAGTCTTGTATTTTTTGGATGACTTGCGGTCTGTCAATAAACCAGTGATAGTTGAAACAGAACATGACAGTATATTCATCTGCACTGTCAATTTCTACTAATGGTTGCATGGGATTTGCGTCTTTTAAACAAGACCATTCAGAAGACTTGTAATGACTGCCGTTTTTGAGTTTAAAATCTTCCAATTTTTGATAGAAGTTTTGTTTTACTCTCGACGGTTCATCAGTTTCAAGCCAAAACAAAGTAAAACCTGCTCTTAGATAGTTAATGAGTTCCAGTTCTTTCATTTCAAATCCTCCTTTGTTAAAGTTATTTGGTTTGCCTCATCAGTATATGAATAACCAATTCATACAGACCGGAGAATTACTTCTCCGGTTTCGGCGGTTAATATTCCAATTCTATGATTATGTCTCCATTGTCTTTTGATATTTCAGTTACGATTGAGACTTCATGGTGAGGAATATTTTGGTTTACCAGTTCAACATTGTGTTCTTGAATCAGCTTCCCAAGTTGATCAAATGAGTTTACTTTGCTTCCAAAATGGTCATATTTAACTTCGCCGTTTTTTGTTATTGCGACTTTATATCTCCATCCCGGAAGCAGTACGGATGCAATGCAGTCAACTTTATTTCTGCCGAATTGATGGACTGTCTGTTTTCCTTCAATTACTTCTAAACCGTGTTTTTTGCAGATGTTGATAAAAGTAGAAACATTGACTTTTGTTTGGTATGTCGAAATGTGACTCATTTTTTCTCCTTTCTATCCGCAATATCCAGAAGGCAAACCGTTTATAATTGTTTCTTCTTCTTCAAAAAATGAATTTTTTCTCTTCATTTTGGGGTTGCCGAAGATAGAGGAAAGAAAAGATGTTGCCTTGACACACGAAGCTCCTTTAAAGCCGATTGCTTCTACTTTTACAGAACCATCTTTGCCGAGTGTGATTACTACTTTTTTGTTTTCCATGGTAGTAAATCCTCCTTTATTAAAGTTATTTATTTAGGCAATATCTTCATCAGCAATTAGAGCCTATCCTAATTGGACATCACTCAAAAAGTGAGTGATGTTTCGAATTTTACTTTTTGTAATAAACTGTTTTTCGGCTGTCGATTGGACTTCGCATTGAATATCCTTTTACTTTTCCTTTTTTATTGTAGTAAACTGTTTTTCTATTATTGATTGGAGATGGTAGAGAATATTTTTTAACCTTTGCTCTTTTATCATAGTAAACAATTTTCCTTGCATTGACAGGTGAAGGCATTGAATATTTATTTGCCTTTATTGAACCTGTTGTTTTGCATCCATATAAACCGATTATGACTATTGCCACAATATAGATGAAGACTCCAATCAAGAATAGTTTCAACAGTTTTTCAACTCCCAAAAAGAAATTGTCAAGGATTTCAATCATTCTGTCTTTATCCATTTTTATTTTCTCCTATCTTTTCCGGTTCGTCTGTCATTAGGGAAATAAAGAGTCTCTCCTTTACGTCTATCTGATTTTCTTCTATTGTTGACAATCAGTTTTAAATTGAATGGATTGTCAAGAACAGAAAAACTTTTGTTCGGAGACGATGAATTGAAAAACAGAATGTCGACTTCTTCTGCCTTTTTGCCGTTATGTATAAATGACCATGCTCTATCAACTGCTTGATGCAGTTGATCATTTGGATAAAACGGCAACATCTCTTTTCCGTTGACTGTTACCTTGTACATTTCAATCCTCCTTTTAAAGTTATTTGTATTAGATCAAACATTTAATTTGAATGACCTGAACAATACACAAAGCAAAGTAAAACTTTGTGTATTGTGCTCGGATTCAAATTAAAACTGATATAGTTTAAATTTAAGTAGATTTGTAAGAACAGATTTAAGATATTCTGTTTTCATTCCATTTGCAAATATTTCGGCCACAAACTCGTTTTCAAATTCTTTACTGTAATAAGAACAGCCGAAATCGTTATTTTCTTTATGAGTAGAATATTTGAAAACTTGAATTGTAATTTCATTTCCATCGACAATGACGATTGCATCATGATGAATAAGTCTTTTCAGATTTTTATCAACTTCGGCGATTATAATTTCTCCAATTTTCGGTTCCTCTGATCTGCAGCCGGCAAAAGCATTCCAGTCATCTTTGGTAAATGGTCTCAATTTCATTTCAAATCCTCCTTTTTATTTATTTGGTTTGCCTCATCAGTGTACAGGTTACCATCCTATACAGACCGGAGAATTACTTCTCCGGTTTCGACATTAAAATTTATTTTTTTGAATTGTTGTTGATTGGCTGTCAAAAATCAAAGGATAAATAAAGTTTGTTTTTAAATTGTAGAAAATTGATCGAATTTCTTTCTCTGATCCTTCAAAATATATTTTATATGGATTTTGTCTCCAGCAAAAACATTGTTTGTCTACATTAAAAACAATATCTTCTTGATATAATTCAAATTCAAGGATTCTTTTCATATCTTCCGCGAAGTCAACAATATGTTTTGGAACATCGGGAGGAAAGATTGAATGTTTGAAATTGTTGATTCTGTCTTCAATTTCGTCTTTGGTCATTGCTTTCATTTTTGCGTATTTGAATATTGACAGAATTTTTCTTTGAGTTCTAAGTTTAAGTACGATTGCTTTCCCCTTTTTCATTTTGCAAATCCTCCTTTTGAAGTAGTTATTTAATGTCAACTTCAAAGAGTAGAAAATTGATTTACTACTCTTTGAGCGCTTGCAGCTTAATGACCTGTTTATAGTCGCTGCAACGACTATTTACTTTTGCTGAACAATGTTTCCGAGTTTTGATTGTAGTCTAATTGCAAGCGGGGCATCAGATGGGATAATATTTTTTGAATTGCAGACCGGACAGGCTTTATATCTTGCTCCAATTCGCCACAATGAATAGAGAAGACCGGGAACAATAAAGAATAACCACAATACAAGTTCGATAATAAAACTTCCGGGTGTTATTTTCTTAGGTCTTTTTACTACTGAACAGCATGTTACGCAAAAATAAGTTTTCATTTTTAAATCCTCCTTTTAAAGTAGTTATTTTAATGTCAACGAGAAGACAATAAAAATTGTCTTCTCCGCTCATGACCTAATGACCTATTTTAAATCGTCATGACGATTATTTAACTTTTCGATATACTTCGACATTTGTTTCATAGGTTCTATTGATTCCAAAAATTTTTTCTACGTCTGAAAATGAACGGAAAATAATATATTTGATTCCATAATGTTTAAAAGTCATTGATGCCTGTTGTCGTGTGCTTTTTTTGAATATTATATTTTTTGACCTGACATATATTTTCCCAAAATTGGCATCAAATCCAAATCTCAAACAATCAACTTGTTTTTCTTTCCATTTGAGAAATATCATTTTGTCTGTTTTTAGAAGTTGTTTAAATGACATTTGCTCAAATTCTTCTGGAGTATTAAAAAACAGAACCTTTTCTTCAAACCATTTATCTTCATTTGAGGTATTGATAAATGTCCTTATCATTTTTTTGAATCCTCCTTTTTTAAAGTTGTTATTTTGGCTTTGTGCCAACGAGAGAAGACATATTGTCTTCTCTCCGCTCTGGACTTAATGGCCTGTTTATAGTCATCCAGACGACTTTTTGAACATGTTAGATTTTTTCAGGTAGACTTGCAGCAATCATTTCTTCAAGATATTCACGAAGACAATATTTTTGAGCAAGCCTTTGTGATTTTTGACCATTGAAAATAAGTTTCATGTTAAAGGCAATGTTTTCATCATCAGGATTGATCAAGACGGAGAAATAACAAAAATCGTCATAAAATCCTTCTTCTGTCATGCAATGATAAAAATTTTGAAATCTCAAAACTTTACTTCTCACTGGAATTTCAACATGCCAGTTTCCGTCAATTCCTGATCCATGAGGAAGTGCCTTTACAATCCGTTGAATCTTTGCAACCAGTTCTTTACCAATAACATCTTTCTTTGTGTGAATCTCAAACATTTTCAAATCCTCCTTTTAAAGTTATTGATATTGAATACATGCTCAAAATGATTATGCATTCAGTTGATAACACAAAACAGTTTTTATGTGATCTCAAAATGCATAATTTAAAAGGATGGAAAAGAGGGGAGAATTTAACTTTTCGGAGACTTATTGACATTGCTCTTTACTATTGCAAATTCTCCCCTCTATCCAGTGCAAAATAACTTTTAACTAAAAGGAGGAGGATTTTTTGTGTCCGAAGATCTACTATATGACAAGTTTGCACTGGTCAAAAGTAAAAATTCGGCCATCGGTCAATCTCTTCCCTGCAAGGTGTCAATTCACTTTTCGGAGACTTATTGACATTGCTCTTTACTATTGGAAATGACATTGCCATGGTTTCCTGTATTCCGTCAATTCTGCGGTTGCTTCTGCATTAAAGACTGATCTTTCAAGTCTAACCGGTTTTAGTCTCTTGACTGTCGAATGTAAAAATACAGATCGGGAATTGATGCCGGGTAACATATTTAGGATAAGCGAGTCTCAATTGCTTCTTTCGTCTTATCTAAATGAATTCGGAATTCAACCTTCCGTTTTGATGTACTAATCAATAAATTGACTTTCATCTGACAGAAGTGATAAACCTTAAGGGAAGCAAAAGGACTTGTTTTGATTGCGGCTGATTGTCGTAGTATCCAAAACTGGGCTATTTACAATCGCAAGATTCACTTGCTTAAGCCTGACCGCCACTATTTGAGGCGGCGTCAAAACAATAAACGCTTAATATATATATATCTATTATCAATATACATGTCAAGCGATTTTTACGTGTTAATCCGTAAATTTTACGGTTTAAACGTATTTTTTACGGTCTATTTACGGTCTCTGTAAATCTTTATCTGATAAGGTTTTAAGGTTTCTATAAACGCTTTATTTATAGGCATTGACAAGGATTGAGATCAAAAACTCTGTCAACCCTTATAAATTGGTACTCTATGGTCTAATATTTTTAAAAAAAATATTGGCCTAAAAGCCTATATATTAACGGTTTGTGTTTCTTATAAACGTACTATTTTAAAGGGTTGACATGGAATGACTAAAAAAATCGTAAAAATCCCAAATACGAGATAAGTCATTGTTTTTATTAAAGATATGATTTTTTTGAGTTTTTTTTGATTTTTTTAAATGTCTAATATTTACAATACCTTATTTGATCTTATTTTTCCTTTAAAATCAATAACTTATAAAAAAATGAAAAAATATCAAAAAAAATCAAAAATTTTTTCAATTTCTGCTGTTTTTATCATAGACCTATTATTTTCAAGCCCTGACAGCCACAGTCAAATCCCTGTCAACACTTATATATCAATACTCTACAAAGACCACCATTTTTTTGTCCGTTTTTAAAATTCACTGATATGTACCTATCAATAACCGCTTGTCAGACGTGTCTTTATAAGGATAAGGTCTGTAAATGACTATCAGTTAAGGATTTATCAACTACCTGTTTTTACAATTTTTTATGATTATTAATTTATATATGTCAATGCATACTCAAAAACAATGAGTATATACTACTCTGGATATGTCTCTAATACTCTTGGTAAAATATCTTTCCAGAGGTCAGAAAAGAATGAGATATTGGTCTATATTCAGTTTGACTTTTACTTTATATATATTTATACTTTGTCATATTCAGTATAGAGTAGTATAAGGTCAATATATAGGAGAGTATGATAGACATGCCTAAAAAAAGAAAGAAAGAGATAGTAAAAAGGAAGGTCGGAAGAAATTGGATATCGGCTGATGGAAGACGACTCAAGAGAAGGAAGAGTGGTCTTGACCATATTACAAGAAGAAAAAGGCAGATATTGTATGAAGCAATAAGGTTAGGTATGACAAGGTCATCTGCTTGTAACCTTGCAGGAATAACCTATAAGACCTTTAGTATTTTTTTAGACAGAGGTAAAGACAAGACATTCAGGAAGAATTATAGGTTTAGAAAGAAGATTGAAGCTCTTGAAGCTGAATCAGAGAAGGAAGCTTTGAATGTAATTAGACAGGCATCAAGAGGAGGAATAAGTATAAAGAAGATCAAAGTAAAGAGTGGACTAAAAGATTCATTCAGAGAAGTGACAACAACGGAGCTTGCTCCACAGTGGCAAGCAGCAGCATGGTTTCTTGAGAGAAAGAAGGCAAAGGATTGGGGAAGAGATAATACAGGTGAAGACATCAAATCCTCTGAAGACATTGCAAGGGAAATTGCAGAAGCGCAAAAGTATGTTGAAGAATCAATTCCGATGGAGCCTTAATAATGAGTAGAGTTTTAAGAAGAAGAAAACAATTTTATACCAGCAATGTTGAAGAGCAAGCAAGACTTAAGAGACCATATTCTGTAACTAATGCAGTAAAAGACCGATTCAAATATAGTAATTATCGCAAGAGACTTTATAAGTTAAAGTATCATCCTGTTCAAGCTGCTTTGTGGAAGTCAACAGCAAGATTCAATATTGTTCATGCTGGCCGACGGTCAGGCAAAACTGAGATTATAGGCAAAAGGAAGATAATAAGAAAAGTTCTAAGTCCTGTTGATCATCCAGAAGGAGGAAAGTTTTTTGTAGCTGCTCCGACAAGAGACCAAGTCAAAAGAATTTATTGGAAAGACTTGAAATTGATGATCCCCGGAAGTCTTCGCAGCAGACCACCATCCGAATCCCTCCTTATTATATATGTAAAAAACGGCAATGAATTGCATCTACTTGGAATGGATAGACCTGAAAGAATAGAAGGAACACCTTGGGAACATGGAGTTCTTGATGAAATTGGAAACATGAAACCGAATACATGGGGAGAGCATGTCAGACCAGCACTTGCTGATAGACTTGGAACATGTGATTTTATCGGAGTACCAGAAGGTAGAAATCACTACTTTGACTTATGTGAAGCAGCAAAGGAAGACACAACAGGCAATTGGGCAATTTGGCACTGGTTGAGTGCAGATATTCTTCCACCAAAAGAGATAGAACAGGCCAAAAGAGACCTTGACCTTTTGACCTATCAGCAGGAATATGAAGGCTCCTTTGTGTCTTTTGTTGGCAGGGCATACTACAATTTTGACCAGACGATTCATGTCGGAAGATATGTTCAATATTATGATTCTAAGAGACCGCTTGTTTTATGCTTTGATTTTAATGTCTCTCCGGGAGTGGCGTCTATCATTCAGGAATTGCCGCGAAGAGTTTCAAATGAAGAGAATATTCCAGTGATAGGCAAAACAACGACTGCTGTCATTGATGAAGTATACATAGAGAAAAATTCAAATACTGTTCGCATCTGCAATGAAGTGATATCGAAATACAGAAATCACGAAGACAATGTCATTTGTTATGGTGATGCAACAGGAGGTGCAAAAGGTACTGCAAAGGTAAGGGGTTCTGACTGGGATCTGATCAAGCAAGTACTTTATCCTGTCTTTGGACATCGTCTATTTTTCAATGTGCCTAAGAGAAATCCAAGTGAAAGGTCAAGAATCAATGCTGTAAACTCAAGGTTTCTTAATTCTTATAATGAAGTACACTTTGTCATAGATGGTAACTGTAAGATGACTATCAAAGACTTTGAAGGTGTCAGATTAAAGGATGATGGCAGTGGAGCAATTGATAAGACTAAGGATGTTAAGCTATCGCATTTAAGTGATGCTATTGGATATTACATAAACAAGGAATTTCCGATTATAAAGGTTCAATCTCTTGGAGAGAAGTATTTCAAATAAACATATTATAGAAAAGGAGACTCTCATGACAAAAGTAATCGACTTTGCTGGAATCACCTTTAACCGTATAGAGCCGAACAAAGTCCTGTCGGAGGCAATCGGCAAACTGGACGAAGTTGTTGTCATCGGTTTTACAAAAGAGGAGCATATAACAGAAGATGACAATGGCTTTTATTGTGCTTCTTCAACGGCTGATGTTGGAACCGTTCTGTTGATGATAGAGAAGTTCAAGCAGCAGATAATGGAGGGAATATGAGCAGTAGCATAAAGAAAAAAGAAAAGATCATAAATCTGTACTCGACAAATGGAAGTGTTGCCATTGAAATCCTTGAAGACACAATAAGAGACATTCAGCAGCAGAAACTGAACAACTTCGCTGTCATAACGGAAGACAAGACAGGAGGAATAAGGTTCTGGTTTTTTGGCAGTGAAAGAATGCACTATCTGTTAGGACTTCTGCGACGATTTGACCATTTGATGCAAGAATATATAGATGATGAAATTGACAGCAGTTAATATGTTTTTGCCTGAAATATGGCAATCTCTTTGCTTTAATGCACTAAAAAGGAGGTGATTTTATCATGCCTAACAGAGATGGAACAGGACCAAGGGGAAAAGGTCCAAGGACAGGTCGCGGTATGGGAAATTGTAAACCAACAAAACGAGTGAGAAGAAAATCCATTAGAAGAAAAAAGTAAGAACAGAAAGGAGACAGAAAAATGAAATCAGTTAAGTTGACAATGGTTGCAAAAAAGAAAAAAGTATTGTCTATTGATCCGAGAAAATTAGGCATCATGCCAAAGAATCAGTATTTTGGCAAGTTGGTCATAAAACCGGAACCAAAATCCCTGTCACAGAAAGGTCAAAACTGATATGGTAAAAAAAATAAAAGGCCGCTGGTGAGTATTGCATGGGCATCCCAGAAAGAAGGGAAGCAAACGAGACAAACCAAAAGGTTCAATAATAAAGTGCTACACAGGTGGAAAAGAAGGACTACGAAAAGCTCGCGCAATGCACTATGCAATAACACGAAATCAATAAAAGATAGAGAGAGAAAAATAAGAAGATGTTCAACAAACCGGGAATGTCATGGGGAGTGAATAGTCCTGTAAACCTTATAAGAAGCAGTAAAGGCTGGATTGCAGTGCATTATTCACCTGATGGATATGCCGAGACAATAAAGGTTTTCAATCCAAAGACCTACTGCGACTTCATTAAGATGATTGAGAAGTTGACAATTTGGAATTATGGCACTTGCGAATTATGTCCAGTTGTAAGAACAGAAATGGACTATGGATAATGGAAGAAAAGCAAATAAAAGAAGGAGACAAATAAAATGATTTCATCTGGACAAACTTTGACTGTTGGCGATTTGATAGAAAAAAATGAATTGTACACTCTAAATTATGAAAACTGGCTTTTTTTGCAAGCCTGTTATGACGGAACACGAGAGCTTTTAAGGCTTGGATATCTTCCACGGCATGAAAGGGAATCAGTAGCAAATTATAGAAGAAGACTCGATATTGCATACGGCTATAATTATTCCAAGTCTATTGTTGATCTTATGAATTTTTACTTGTTTCAGAAGCCGGTCAGAAGAGATATGGGAAGATTAAAAAATGATCCACAGTGGAAAATGTTCATGGATGATTGTGATTTATATGGAAATTCATTTGATGATTTTCTTACAGATCAAGGAAGAAATGCAGAAATAAATGGAGCTGTTGGAATTCTTGTTGACAAAACCAACACAAAATTTGAAACGCGCAAGGAAGAAATTGAAAACCGAGTGTACCCGTATGTCTCCGCTTATTGGCCTGTCAATATTTATGACTGGGAGTTTAGAAGAGATAGTCGCAACAGACCATATCTTGCTTATTTGAAATTGCTCGATGATGATGGACAATTTAGGTTATGGTGGACTGACAAGATTGAGGTATGGTCTGCTCCTGATGAGGTTGATATTGACAGCACAAAAGAAGTAAACACGAAAGCAAAGAAAATTATTGACTCTAAAAATCCTCTGGGAAAGATACCTTTTATTTGGCTTTACAATATGCAGTCAAGAGTAAGACCAATCGGAATCAGTGATATTCAGGAAGTCGGGAAAATTGATGTCTCCATAATGAATAATTTGAGCCAAGGTGAAGAAGTAATTGACTTTGCGGCATTTCCGATGATGCGTAAACCTATGAGAGAAGTAAAACCGATGGGGAATGCTTCTGACCAGTCACCTGATGATGTCGGTCCTTCGGCTATTCTTGAATTTGATCCAGAGGTTCCAGAAAGTAAACCTGACTGGCTTGAATCTAAGGTTAGGGAACCTCTGGAAGCAATTTTAGAATGGATTTCAAAGAAGACTGCTGAAATTTATAGAGTAGTAAATGCTGGTGGCATTACAGCAACAGAAGTGTCTAAGGCACCAAAATCAGGAACCGCATTGACCATTGAATTTCAGATGTTAAATGCTGCTCTTGTCAGGAAAGCAATCAATCTTGAGAAGGCAGAGAAGGCAATTATCAATTTCTGGCTACAATGGCAAAAACAGCAGGACTATTATGAAACAATCGAGATAAAGAGAGACCGCAACTATAACGTTGAAAATCTCGCTGTTGAATTGGAAAATATTTTGACTTCCATGACAATCGTCAAGAGCAGCACATTCAGAGGTCATATGCAGAAGATGACAGCCAGAAAAATGTTGCCGAATGCAGAAGAAAAGACTATTAATACGATTGACAAAGAGATTGACAGCGCTCCGTCTTTGACTTCTTCTGCTCCTTCCTCTCAACCGATAGTTCCCAGTAATGAAAATCAACCGACTGAAAATGCTCCTAATGGAACAACTTCTGTTATTGATATATCTGCTGCCAAGAAATAAGAAAGTATAAAGAGGTCATATGCCAAAGGACAATATTTCAATTGGCCGAGTGATGACGGTCTATAATAGGTCTGATGACTTTCTTGAATCGTTGAGAAACAATCATCAACAGAGGTTGCTTTCTTCCATTACAAAATTAAGAGAAAACATTCAGGGAATGATGACTTCTCTGTCGACTACAAGTTCTGGAAGAATAGAAGGGATGTCGATCAATCTAAAACAGGCACAGAGAATTCACAAAGACCTTGTCAATGAATTCGAAAAGACATATGGAGTTGAAGTCAATAGTCTTATCGGTTCATTTGATGACATAACAGATGATATTATTAGCACTTACAATGATCTGAATGTTGCGACTCGATTTACTTCTACTGACAAGGACATTATCAATCAGTTGAAGAATACTGCCTACACTCAATTTGATCAGTTCGGAGAAGCAGCAAAAGAAAGAATTGCAGATGCCATGTATGGATCAATTCTTTCTGGAGACAAATTTTCTGATCTGACAAGACAGGTCGAAGGTATTCTTGAAGGTCATCAGGATGTTCGTGGCCGGCCCATGTCTCAATATGCTTCTACATATGCATGGGATTCAATCATGAATTTCCATAATCAAGTCAATACTAAAAAAGGAGAAGATGCCGGTCTGAGTAGTTTTCTATACTTTGGAAATTTGATTTCTACTTCACGTTCTTTTTGTATCCGTAGAGCAGGAAATGTCTATACAAAGGATGAAATTCAGGCATGGAATGATGACAGTTGGCCGGGGAAGTCAGGTCCGCCTTTTATTTACAGAGGCGGATATAACTGCCGGCATCACTGGAGACCTGTAAAGATTGAATGGGTAAAGGGAACAGAACAGGAAGAAAATATAGCAATGATGTCTGGCAGTAAAGAGGTCAAACAGATTGGTTATGACATAAGCAAGAAACAAAAGTCGCTTGAAAAAGGAGTTGTCAACGGAAAGAAAATAAAGAAGCAAATGAAAGCAGCAGAGGCAAAGGCAAAGAGTGCAAAAAGAGAAACAACGAAAACAAAGTATGCTAATGAAGCGGCTGTTCTTAAGAAAAGGTATGATAAACAGGTCATTTCCAATAGAAAGATAAAAGAAGACATTGACAGATCAAGAGCAAAGTTGAGAAATGAAGGTCGCAAAATAATGTCTTCGACGGAAGTGAAGCAAAAACAGAAAGCAGCGACTATAAAAGCAAGTAAAAAAAGAGCAAAAGAAAAGCAGACAATTTCTTTGAGAGAGAAGCAAGAAAAAAGATTGTCTGAGAATGTCAGCAAATTGAAATCGAATGGTGTTAAAGTTGTTAGCTATGGCGATGGATGGCTGGATAAAAATGGAAATTTCGATTTTGGGCATGCAAGCCAACAGGTTTCAAGTCTTAATACTGAATTGAGTAGAATAAGAAAAGATTATGTTGCAGTTGATCAATTGATGAAGAAGTTTCCAATTGAAGATTTACGTTTATCTCGGACTCAATATTTGCCATATCTTAATGGTGGAATGGCAAGAGGTTTATATTACAATGGACGAAATATGATGTCTCTTGCAACAGAATTGAAAACGTTTAAGGGAGAAATGAGGTCTTTGTCTTCTGTCGAGAGAAGTATTTTGCCGACAGAAATGGTTCCAAGAGGACGATTTACAATAACCAGTCAAACAGAATCGCCGATTACTACATTTAGACATGAGCTTGGACATCATGCTCATGAACATATTGTCATTGATGATAAAAGAAAATGGGATGCTCTTTTTTGGAAGAGAAAAGAAATATTTAAACAAGAGGTCAGTTTATATTCTGCTACGAATCCAAATGAAGCATTTGCCGAATCATTTGCTCTGTTTACGAGCAAACAATATAAATTTGGAATGTTGCCAAAAGAAATTGAAGAGTATATGGGTAAAGTATTAGGACAGGATACAATCGGAGTGTCAAAAAAGGTTGCTGCTAATCTGAATCGAGAATACAGAGAAATAAAAGTCTTTAAAGACAAGGCTGGCCCGATGCCTGCTCTTGCAAAACAAGCCGAAGAAAATTATGTTCGGATGGGAAATGAATGGTTTTATAAGGGAGAAAAAATAATTAAACCGGAAGTGTTAGACCGGTTAAATAAAATGCGAGTGCCTCCGGCATGGGATAATGTAGTTGTGTCTGTTGATCCAGCAGCAAAGATTCAAGTCATCGGAGTAGACAAGGTCGGAAGATGGCAATATCGTTATTCTGCCGAGCATGTAGCAGCCGCAGCAAAACGTAAATTTGACAGGATAAGGTCATTTTCAGAAGATATTAATTCTATCAGAAAAAGAATGACTATTGACATGAGAAATGAGGAAGACCTTGCATATCTTGCAAAGTTGGAAGACTTAACAGCTATTAGAGCAGGATCAAGGACAAGTCGCAAGGCAGCAAAACAGGCATATGGATTGACGACATTAAAAAATAAGCATGTTAAAATAAAAGGAGATAAGATAACCTTAGACTTTACGGCAAAAGAAGGTATTCCGGCACACTATGAAATAAGGAACAAAGAAATTGCTGACTGGTTAAAGGGAAGACTGTCAAATACAGCACCGGATGACTTTTTGTTTCCTGATATGCCAGCATCAAAGCTGAATAAGTATATAAAGAAGATTGCTAATGGAAAAAGTTATTCAGTCAAGGACTTTCGAACATTTCATGGAACCAGAATTGCTTTTAATGAGCTTGAAAAATATTCAGGTGTTGATTTGACAATCAAACAAAGAAAGCAGATAATAAAAGAAGTAACAAAGAAAGTCAGTGACTTCTTGCACAACACGCCGACAATGGCAAAAACTTCTTACATTGATCCTGTCGTATGGGATTTAATTGGAGGTCTACCTTGAAGAAAAAAGATGAAGATAGAGAAAAAGACTTCATTGAGTGGTTGAAATCAATTGGGCATGTTGATAAAAATGGAAATGTGAAACCTGTTGTCTTGAAAAAAGATGATTCTTCTGATCCTGAGAATGACAGGGCTGGAGTATAATTAAATAGAAATAGAAAAGGAGACAAGAGGAATGATTGCTGAACCTAATTGCTACAAGAGAAAATGCGTTCATTTTTGGGGAGTCTATCAGCCGGAAGGTTCTGAGGTTGCAGAAACTGTTAATTGTGCTGCTTTCCCTGATGGCATTCCAATAGATATTGCATACGGAGATGATAAGCACAAAAAAGTACATCCATTACAAACCAACAAAATTGTCTTCAAGAAAGAGAAAAGAAAGAGAAGTAATTTTTTATTTACATGATTCCTAAAAATTGTTATTATATCTATACTTTAAATGATTGGCTTTGAGTGGTCAAAATGTATATTCCAAAGTACTTTAAAATCTATGAGCTAATGCCAAAGCATTTTTACTCTGAAAATAAGCACAGGGGAAATTTGCTTTGGTTATTTTTCGACGAAAGAATTTTATGGACTATTGACAAGTTGAGGTCTATATATGGTCCGCTTGTCGCAAATGACTACATATGGGGAGGTGATAAACAATATAGAGGATGGAGACCTTTTGAGTGTTTGATTGGTAAAAAATTTTCACAGCATAAATTTGGGAGGGCTGTTGATTTTGAACCAGTTCGTTTTGACCTTGGAGAAATGAGAAAACAAATCATAGCAGGAAAAAGAAAAGGCAAGAAAGAGTTCAGATTCATAAAGGCAATTGAAGCTGATGTTCCTTGGATTCATATTGATTGCAGAAATTCATTCATGGATGACAGCTTCGTTGTGTTCAGAAGTAATTATGGTTCTGGATAGAACAAAAACTAAAACTTATTGTTTCCCGGATGGGTGGGAAAAGGAAGGTGGATACCATGCCTTGGAAATTGAAAATTGACGAAGAAACAAAACAGCCAGTATTCGAAGACGAAAAACCCATTTACATTAATGACGAAGGCAAAGAGCTTGCTCTTGATCCGCCCGGAATGTATCAGAAAATTATTGATCTGGGCAAAGAAGCAAAAAATCACAGAGAAAAAGCAAAAGCCTTTCAGTCGCAGTTGGCAGTATTTGAGGGCATAGATGACTTGGAGACATGGAAAGATGAAGCAATTAAAGCTCTTGAAACCGTCAAAAACTTTAATGACAAGGATTGGATGAAGGCAGAAAAGGTCGAAAGACTAAAAGCCGACATGAAGGAAGCACACGAAAAGCAGGTTCAACAGTTGAATGAACAATTTGGAATGAAAGAAAAAGACTATCAACAAACATTATCCAAAAAGGATGATCAAATTCGTCGGTTGATGGTCTCTGCTAAGTTTGCTTCCCATCCTCTCTTTAGTGGGAAAGATCCAAAGACTACTCTGCCCCCTGAAATTGCTGAGACCTATTTTGGAAAGCATTTCAAGGTAGAAGAAACCGATGATGGTAGTCTGCGATTGAATGCCTATTATTCAAATGGTGATCCTGTTTACTCACAAATCAATCCCGGAGACCTTGCAGAATTTGAAGAAGCAATGAATATCATTTTTGAAAAGTATCCGGCAAAGGATAGTCTTATGAGAGCAGGAGATCCCGGTTCTGGTAGTCAAGGAGGTTCGGGTGCTGGTGGCGATGATGGCGATGAATTGGCAAAACTCGAAAAAGCCTATGCTGCCGCGATTGAGAATAAGCAAAGTCAAAAAGCAATTATGCTTAAGAATCAAATTTTCAAATTGAAGCAAGAAAAAATGAGAGGCAGCAGGGCAGCATAAAAGAAAAAAAGGAGAAAAAAATATGCCTGCGAACATTAATGCCCCTGCAACAACTTGGAGCTGCCCGAATTATACGGGTGAATTGTATCTCATTGGAGCAAATCAGACTCCCTTTCTGAATATGATCGGTGGTCTACAAGGAGGAGCAATTCGTACGGTTGCGGATTTTCAGTTTCCGCTTGCACAGCCTTGGTCTTTGGAACCTGCAAGTCAGCCGGATATCTCTGAAACCGCAAGCATGACTGCTCCTGATCCTTGGACATATGTCCGTGATCAGGATGTCAACACGGTTCAGATTTTTCAAGCGGCTGTCACAATCTCTTATGCGAAGCAATCTGTCGTCGGTCAGGTTGTCGCAGATGTGACCACAAATCTTGTTGACGTCACTGGAATGCAGCCGGTCCAGAATGAGAAAGACTTTCAGATTTCTGCAAATCTTAGACAGATTGCAGTAAATGCTGATTATACTTTTCTCAATGGTGTTTATCAGCAAGCGACAAATGCTGGTATTGCGGCGAAGACAAGAGGAATCATTCCTGCTTGTGTTACAAATACGGTTGCTGCTGGTGGCGCTGCTCTGGACAAAGCTCTGTTCGATCAGTTGCTTAGAGAGATGGCAGTAAATGGGGCCGAGTTCACAAATCCGGTCATTTTTGTGAATGCTTTCCAGAAGCAAAAACTTTCTGATATCTATGGTTATGCTCCGCAAGATAGGAATGTTGGTGGATATAACATTAATCAGATTGAGACTGATTTTGCAATTCTTGGCGTCGTTTGGGCTCCGAATGTTCCAACAGATACTCTTCTGATTGCTGACTTGTCTGTTTGCTCTCCTGTTTTTCTCCCGGTTCCTGACAAGGGTGTTCTTTTCTACGAAGAATTGTCCAAGACTGGAGCCGCAGAAAAAGGACAGATTTATGGTCAGATTGGTATTGACTATGGTCCGGAAGAATATCACGGAACCATCACTGGTCTTGCTGTTAGTTAATCCTAAAAAGATGAAGTAAATAAGAAGTAAATAAGAAGAAAAGGAGGGATTAAAGAATGGCAAAGACAGACGCAGAGAAAAAAATGGAAAGCGGCCCCGGCACTCCGCCCTATCTTAGAGAGTGGGCGAAGGAAGTAAATGACCTTCCTGATATGCCGTCTGGCAGCGTGAGCAGTGCTTCTTCTGAATCCTCAACGCCTTAAATATAAGGACTTGGGAGAGTAGAAAAGGAGTTAATACAATGGCAAAAACAGAAAAGGTCCGTTTTTATCGTGCTTCACTTCCAAAACTGGTCTGGGATGCGGAAGAGCAAAAGACAATCGCAAGGTTTGATTCTGGAACAATTATCACTGATGATCCGGCATTGATAAAGAAGTTAAGGAAGATCGGTTATCCAGAAGTAGACCTTGATGCGAAAAAACCGCCTCCGATTAAGACAGAAATTGTCGAAACAAAAGATATTCCTGTTCTTCCTCCGAATGTAACAGAGGAACAGGTCGCGGCAAGACTCAAAGCAAAAGCGAGAGTTGAAGCAAAGAAGAAGGAAATTCTTGAATCGGAAAAGAAAAAGCCGCGCAAGGAAGCAAAGAAGAAAGAAAGACGCGCGATAAAAAGAAGGACAAAGAAGGAGTAAATGTCAATGGCGATTGAATTTTACTCTACTGATGATGACCTTGTAATGATAAGGCCTAATATTCTTGAGCTTGGGATCAGTTGTTGGGAAGACCAGCACAAGGAAGCATTCAAGGTCATCAATCGAATCCTCATCGGTCGATGGTACAAGCAAATGGCTTTAGAATATGGGGTTGATTGGAGAGAAACTGAATTTGATCCTGAGCTTGTAGACAAAGATCAGTTGGTTAGACTTTCTTGCTACAAGACATTAGAGTTTGCTTATCTATATCTGATGAAGGATTCTCCTGAACCTGATGGTTTCGAAAGAGAAATGGAATTGTTCAGGAAAAGATTTGCCGATGAATTGCAAAGTGTTCTTGCAGAAGGAGTCACCTACGATTGGAACAAAGATGATTCGATTTCTTCTGATGAAAGATATGCGATTTCTGGAAGACGTTTATTGAGAGCATAGCAAAATGGCAGAAGTAAGAAGAAATATGAGAAGCAGCAGAGAATATGAAGTTGAAGTGATTGGTTCTGCTCGTATTCTTAGACGACTGATGGAAATTGGAGCGCCTTTTAATAATGAGACATTTTCAGAGGTCGGAAATTTCATTATTGCTTCTATTTTGCAAAGAACGTCTGAGGGCAAAGATTACAAGGGAAGACTTTTCAAACCTTATACTCCAAGGTACAGGATGTTTAGGGAAGAAAAAGGTTTGCCGACTGACAAGGTTGACCTGATGGTTTCAGGATCAATGTTAAGTGCCATGACATTTAAGACTTCTAATGATAGGGTTTCTGTTTTCTTTCAAAATACTTCTGATAGAAATGATGTCAAAAATCCACTCAAGGCGTTTAGTCTTAACAGAACAAGAAAATTTTTTGCTTTAAGCTCTGAAGACATACGTTCCATTGCAGAAATATTCCGACGTCGTTTGCAGGAAGTCATAGGGAGTGAAGAATAATAATGAGTGATTGCATAAGAGAGACAATAATAAAAAGGCATCTTCGAATTCTAGAAGCAATTCGGGAAATCAAGACTGTTGTCCGTAAACAGCCGTCATATTCGAATTTACAACAGTTTGCAGTGACTCAATTTCCCCTTGTTGCTTGTGTTGCCGGTCTGCCTGTACCGAAAGAAAAACTTTCTGGCCGGTCGATGCCTGAGATTGATATTATTATTTCTACTCTTAGAATTGAAGACTTTGTCTATATACAAGACAATTCAAATCCTGATGCAACAGTTTCCAAAGTTTGCAATGCTTTGTGGAGAGCATGTTATTCAGATCCGACATATGACGGCATTGCTTTGAAGACGATTGTAAACGTTGATGAAATTGTTGAATATTGGGAACCTTTTACTGCTTTTAGAATCATAAGCATTATTGACTATAAACATAATACGGAGGGAATTTAAGATGCCTGATCCTCATAGCACAGAAAATTATGCAATCGGCAAAGGAATTATGTATATTGCCGAATGGGTTGGAGACACTCCGCCTGATGAAGCGGATTTTGTTGACATCGGGAATGCTCCAAGTGTAGAAATTGAACCTGTTCTTGAAAGACTTCCTCATTATTCTTCGAGACAAGATTTCAGGTTGAAAGACAAGAATCCGGTTATTCAGACCGAATATAATCTCAACTTTCAGCTTGATGAACCGGCTGCTGCAAATCTGAAAGTCTTTCTCATGGGTGACATTCAGAACAATGTAATTGCTGCCATGACAAATACTGCTCGAGAGTATGCAGTCAAATTTGTCTCCGACAATCCTATTGGTCCGCAATGGACATGGACTTTCTGGAAGCTGACAATTAGCCCGAATGGTCCGATGGCTTTGGTCAGTGAAGAATGGATGGTCATGGACTTTCTGGGTGAAGGTCTTGCTGATGTCGATAATCATCCGAACAGCCCATATTTTGATGTCCAACATGATGATGTTTCTGCTTCCAGTGCAAGCAGTGAAAGCAGTGCATCAACGCCTTAAATCGTAGAGTTTTGGCGAACAATAGTAATGCGCAACTGTAAACCTTAAATTGTAAAAGCAAGGGAATATAGTAATGCGAAGACAGAATACCTTTGAAATCGAAGGCTATGATCGGAAATTTACTGTAAAAGAATTGACAGTAAAAGAGATTATCGGTCTAATAGATGACAAGAACCTTGAAGACTTGACCATTGCTGGCCTGAAAAAAGTAATTTCGGAGAAGTTCCTTCCGCTTTGTAGTAATGTCTCTTTGAATGATTTATATGATATGACTCCCGGCGAGATAGAAATTATTTGGGAGAAATTCAAAGAAGTCAATTCATCTTTTTTCGTACTGGCCCGCACAGCGGGCCTCGAAGAGATATTCAAGAAATTGAAATTGGCTCTGATAAACGACTTTTCAAAATCGCTTGCGAGCTTATAGAGGCTGGTCATGTCAATGTTTTAGATTATGGGTATTCTTATTTTATCTTCGCTATAAACGAGCATCAAAGACTTAAATTTGAGAATCAAAGAGACATTGCAATAGCCGTTCGGATTGCAATGAACGCAAGCCAGAAAGATTGGCGGCGGTATTTAAAGCGAAAAGGATAATAAGGATATGCCAGCTTCTGATTTTTTAGACATAATTGTCAGAGCAAAAGATCAAGCCAAGTCTACCTTAAACAAGACATCTAAGGAAATCCTTGATATTGACAAGTCTGCAAAAAGGTCAACAAAAGGATTAAACAACTTAGATAAAAGTCTCTTCCGCCTTGAAAAATCCTTTGATGGTGTCAGAAGAAGCATTTCCAGACTATCCGGTGCTGCTATAACGTTTTTCACTTCCCGAGCAATTATTCACGGTCTTCAAAACCTGATCCATCTTTCAAATGAGCAAGCTAAAGCAGTAGAGGGAATGAATACTGCTTTGCGTTCAATGGGAAGATATACTCCTGAGCTTTCTACTAAATTGCAAGACATGGCTTCTTCTTTGCAGAAGGTATCAAACTACGGAGACGAAGCAGTCATAGAAGGTATTAAATTTCTTGCAACATACAGAGATATTACTAATGAGCTTTTACCAAGATCAATTAAAGCAATGGCTGACCTTGCTACTCTACAAGGTGGCAATATGGTCAGTGCTGCTAATACTCTTGGTAAAGCAAGTATGGGATTGATTGGCAGTCTAACAAGAATTGGTATTACTGTTGACAAGGCAGCATATAAGCAAAAGGGATATCTTGGTCTTCTTGAACAAATTGAATCTCAAGTTAAAGGACAGGCCGAAGCACAAAGACGTGCTACGGGATCATTACAGGCTTTTGGCAATGTAATTGCTGATGTTAAAGAAAAACTTGGTACTGTATTAAAGGAAAGTCTTGAACCGATTGTTCGAGCTTTTATAGATTATGTTTATGAGATAGACAGTAAGCTAAAACAATTGAAAAGGTCTGGAGACTTAGGTGGTCTGGCTGAAAAAATTGAGAAGTCATTTTTAAATTCGTTTGCAGTAATAATAAAAGGTGCTGCTCTTGTATCTGATGCCTTTTATGGATGGAAACTGATTCTGAATGGGTTGACTTCTGCTTTTGCCCTATTTGCTTCAACAGTAAATAATATTCTGGCAGGTATTTCAGATGGAATTGACTTTGTCAGAATTAAATATAAGCAGTTCGGAGATGAAATTGCTAATAGCAAAATAATCAAACTGCTTCAATTTCTGCCCGGTTTTGATATGCTTCCAAGAGTTTTGAAACTGCTCGATGAGGAAGGAGTCAAAGTTGGGGAAGTCAGTGGAAAATTACGAGAAAATGCAAAATATTGGGAAGACGTACTACGAAATGCAGTCAAGGCAAACGAAGAGCTTGCAAAACAAGGATCAATGCCGGCCTTTAAGGCTGCAACGAAGACTGTTGATGCCTTAAAAAAGAAAGTAAAAGAGTATAGAGACTTGCTTTCAAAGCCAATTGACTTGAAAAACTTTGAAGGAGAAGCAAAAAAGCCACAGGCCAGCGAAACTGCCATTGCGAAAAGTGCAGCCGAAAGAGCAGCGGCTTTAATGCAAACTGAAATGGTTAAATTAAAGTCTCTATATGACAAAAGAGCAATCACAATAAAGGAATTCTATGATAAAAAAGAGGAATTAGCAAAAAAAGCGTTTGAATCTGAGCTTTCATATTTACAGAAGTCAAGAAATGCTGAAAAGGATGTGGATAAAAAATTAGGAATTGAAGATAAGATCTATAAACTTCGTCAAAAATATGAACAATTGACTATTAGTTTGGCAAATGAAAGGAAAAGAGAAGAAGAAGATCTTGCAAATACAAGGAAGTCAATTGAAAAGAGCTTGTCAGAAGGCAGATTACAGATACTTGAAGATGAAAATGCAAATATAGAATCAATTTATATGGCAAGACTTGAGCTTTTAAAGAGAGAGCAAGAAGAAGAAATCAGTGAGCTTGAAAAATCAGGAGCAGAAAAGGCACAGATAGAAGAGAAAATCAGACAGCAATCTATTACAAGAGACAAATTGTTCCTTGAAAAGAGACTGAAAATTCAATCGTTATATATTGATGGCACGAAGGAAATGTTGTCAAATCTCAATCAGGCTTTTGGTGATTTATACCAAGCGAGCAATCAGGAAACAAAAGAATTCTTCTATGCTCAAAAGGCAATTGCTCTTGCACAGACAATGATCAGTGTTTATGAAGGAGTACAGAAAGCCTTCACTGCATATGCTGATAAACCGGCTTTGGCTGCTGCTATTGCTGCAACAGTGCTTGCGAGTGGTCTTGCAAGAGTAGCAGTTATTAAAGCGCAAAAGGTTGCGACTGGTGGAGAGATCGAAGGTCATTCTCCTACTCCAACGGCTGACAATGTTCCTATTTGGGCGACTGCCGGCGAATATATGATGCCTGTCAACACTGTTAAGCATTATGGATTGCAAGCGATGGATGCTTTGCGGTCAATGTCAATTCCGAAAGAAGTATTTTCTGGTATTAGTGGAATCAAACTTCCAAGAACATCAAGACCGAATTATGCTGCTGGTGGGGAGATATCAAGAAGAGTTGCTCCGACAGCGCCGAAAGTAATTGTCAATATGAAAAATGAGACCGGCCAGCCGATAGAAGCACAACAAAAAGGAAGTGAATTTGATGGTGAACAACTTGTGGCTGATATTGTGCTGAAAAAATTCATGACAAGTCGAAGTTATAGAGAAGCATTTAGAGGAAGATAAAATGGAAACATTCCCATGGAAATTGATTGGTGAACCAGAACCAGAAGGGGTTGTTGTTGAAGACTTTGTGGACACAATAAAGACTCCTTATTCTGGCGGTTATACTGCTCATAGACCAAGGAATAGCGCGGTTCTTAAGAGATTTACTTTTACATGGTCTGGAATGGAACCTGATGAATGGATGAAATTAGTCGCTTTTTGGCGAGTGATGGGATCTTCTGAAATTTTCTACATGCAGTTTCCATATACTTTTTTTCTTGACTCTGCTGACAATGATTTTGGTGGAGCTGATACTCCTCCTGTTGACTTTGATCCAAATGTTTCTTTTGGATCAGACAACTATTTTAATGTCTTGTTTGAAGAAGACAGTTTGAAGTATAAGAGAATCTCGAAATTATGGAATGCAGAAGTCACAATGATTGAGGCATTTTCGGCTACGATTAGATACATTCCAACTTAAAGGTTATGAGATGCCATTAAATCTTCCTCCAGATTTAATAATAGAGAAGAATAGACTTTATTCTTCTGGTGCTTTTTTAGAGCTAATAGAAGTTGATGTCTCTGAATTGAATGAATCATTTTTTGCTGCTAAAAATACTGGAGACGTTGAATATCAAAATAATCTCTATAAGAAGTATGAATTTGATGTTGGTTCGTTTGATGATACTGGTGACTCTTCATCTCAAACATTAGAGTTGAAAATCAGCAATGTTAACAGAGAAGTTGAAAATCTTATTAGGAAGACTTCTAATGGTCTTATTGGCGACAAAATAACTTATAGGCTGGTACATACAGATCATCTTGATTTAGCTCCCGTTCTTACAATTTACTTTTCTGTTATCGCTGTCAATTTTGATATTGTTTGGGTGACAATCACTCTTGGAGCAGAAAATTTTTACTTCAAGAGATTTCCATTAAATACTTATAGCCGAAACATTTGTCGTTATTATGCACAGGATAAATTCAGAGGTGATCAATGTAGATATGACGGAGACGAAACATGGTGTGATTATACTTTCCAGAGATGTCTTTCACTCAACAATATAAAGCGCTTTGGTGGTCAGCCTTCAATTCCAAGAGGACAATTTGAAGCAGAAAAAGAATATCGTTTACCATATTGTTATGATGGCACTCCGATTTATGTGAAGTATGGTCATGACGATACCTATAAATTATTTGAAGGCAATGTCTGGACTGTTGGTCAGGATTCATTGTGTGTTTACGATTTTGCTTCTCCAAAGGAAGCAAATGATGATTCAGAAGTCAAAGATGGCGATCTGATTCTTGTCTATCCGGGAAGATATTCTGTTCTTGATTTTGAGATCAACAAAAAATTAATCTTCAAAGCAGTAGACAAGGATGTCACAAAGACTTCTTTTGAAAGAACAACTGTTGGTGGTCCTGTTGTCTCTATAAATAGTGAGCTTGTTTTACTCGAAGGTATAAAAGTCTATGCTTATAGTGCTGCACAACAGGTGATTTCGGTTGGGAAGAATTCTGATATAACAAACATTTATATCAACCATTGTGAATTAAATAATGAAGCTGTCACGGTTGATTATGAGTGTGTAAATACTTCTACTGATCCAAATTATTCTTTTGAAGGCAATATGGAAGTGACATTTTCTAAGATGCTTTCGTACCGTTATTTCTTCAAAGGATTTGGAAATTCAACTGATTGTAAACTCCAGATTGAAAATTTAGAAGTTGATTATGATTATAGCAGTTATTCTTTATGCCTCTCATGCGCTAATGGTCAACCTGATCCGTCTGATCATGTGACTTCTCCGACTCCCGATTATGGTTATGATTATGGTGAACCGCTTGTTTTGATTGGAGACGTGGGAAGTTCTGCTTCTTCGTATTCATCTGAATCATCAGAAAGCAGTTCATCAAGCGGAAGCAAATATTCATATAGCATTTCTTCGATTTCTGTATCTTCCGAAAGCAGCGAATCAATTTTTGGTTCTAAGTCTTCCGAATCCTCTGAAAGTAGTGAATCATCTGAGAGTAGTCAATCATCTGAAATTAGCTGGTCAAGCCTTTCTGAGTCTTCTTCATTATCGCAATCAAAGTCAAGCAGTTCTTCTGAATCAAGTGCAAGCATTCCAAGAGGTGGCGAATATGAATATGGAATTTTCAATTCAGAAGATGATGGATATTGCTACACTGATGGTTCTGAATATGAAAATGCGACTGAAGACATAATAAACGGAATCAGGACTGTCGGCTCAACAACAATGCATTATCGAAGTTATTACAGGTTTGAAAATGTAAACATTCCAAAAGGTGCTGTCATAAATGAAGCATTTTTGCAATGTTTTGTTGGAACCGGCAATAGAGCTGTTTATGTTTCTATATACGGAGAAAAATCAGCGAATCCTGCTCCGCCGCTTGATGGTCTTGAAGTAATATCCAGACCATTGACTTCAAATAAAGTCTACATGAAAAGGCTATATGAAAGTGAAACTGCCAACATTTGGCAAAATACGCCTGATTTTAAGGCAGTACTTCAAGAGCTTATAGACCAAACAGAATGGGAACAAGGAAATGCAGTTACCATTCATATCATTGATGATGGAACATCTGTTAGCAATTCGAGAACATATACTTACAGCGTAGACAATGTAAATAATCATCCTGCAAAACTTGTTGTCACATGGAACATTTCTGGTGATAAATCTTCTTCTTCGCAGAGCAGCGAATCATCCAGTGCAGATTCAAAGTCAAGTAGTAGTTCTTCTTCATCTCTGGCTGGTGGAAAAGATATATCAAGAGCAATTCTTTCTTATACGGAAGATTTTTATGGTGCCACAGACGGAAGCTGGTTCAATAATAGTTTCAAATATGCCAATACTGGAAATGTAGCTGGCACACCGTACAGAGCAGGGTTCATATTTGAGGATGTTCAAGTGCCGCAAGGCGCGACAATTTTAGAAGCATATATGACTGTTTATGCCTATAATGACTCTACTTCTGACACAGTGAATTTAAAACTCCATTGTGAAAATGCAGACGACGCAACAATACCAGCAAATGGAAGTGAGCTTACAGGACTGTCTTTGACTTCTGGCATTAACTGGAATAATGTTGCACACTGGACTTCGCAATTACAATATAATTCTCCTGATTTTAAAAGTGAGATTCAGACCGTAGTAAATAGGACTGGATGGGCTGCTGGGAATAAAATTGGAGTGCATTTAATTGACAATTCTTCAAGCAGTTCTGCAAATAGAGGCATTACTACTTTCGATTATGGATATGGTCATATGGCAGTTCTTCATATTAAGTATTCTTCACCGGCAAGTTTGAGTAGTCAATCTTCTGATTCTTCGGAAAGTATTTAAAATGAATGAGGGAATATTTAAAGATTTGATTGGTAAACCTTTTAAACTTAATGGCAGAGGGCCTGATTTTTATGACTGTTATGGTCTTTACCTTGAAATAAATAGAAGGATTGGGAATTCTGATATTCCTGATGTCAAGGAAGTTGCAGAAAGTAAATTTGAAGAGATAACAAAAAGAGTGAAAAGTAATATTCATAACTGGATAAAAATTGACGATAGCAATAAACATGTTGGTGATGCAGTCCTGTTTATAGAAAGCAATGATTATTATGGGCATATTGGAGTAGTAATTACAAAATATCATTTTATGCAAGTAACCGAAACAAGACCTGTTCATGTAGTCGGTTTTAGTCATCCATGGTTCAGGAATGTAAAAAAGGAGTTTTACAGGTATGACTATCAGACTTGATTTATATAAAGCAAAAAATCTTTTTGACGTCTCCGAAGTTGAAAAGATAAATATAAGGTATCATATCAACCTTACTTATGGAGATTTGCTTTCTGAAACTGGATGGTCTCCAAATGATGTTCTTGTTGTTGGAGACCATAAAGTAATTATTGATTTGAGTAGTAAAGTCCTTCCGGGAACCGAAATTGTAATGGTTCCAAATATTCACAGTAAAGATGCCTTTGCCATTGCCGGTCTTGTAGTGCTTGCAGCTGCTTCGTGGGGAATAGGTGCGGCTGCGATGGGGTTTGCTGCTGGTATTAGTGGCGTAACTGCTGGAGTGGCGACAGGAGTTGGGGTTGCAGTCGGAGTCTCATATTTTGCTCTTGGTGCCTATATGGTGGTCGGTGCGATGTCAGGTGGAACAAATCCGAATGCAAAAAATGAAGAGCAATCGCCGACATATTCATGGGATATACCGCGCAATACTGCTGATGAAGGCAGAGCAATTCCGGTCTGTTATGGAGAAGCATTATTTGCTCCTCAAATAATAAATCGGTGGATTGAAATAATAGACAACAATGGAGATCATGAGGAATGGTTGCATACTTTGTTATGTTGTGGAGAAGGGAAAACAAATCTGCCGGCAACAAAGGATGAAATTTATATCAATGAAGAAAAAATAACAATCTATCAAGATGATGAATATGAAGTAAAATCTACTGATGGAGATAATTTTCCAGACGAAACAGTATTTGATAAATTCCAAAAATTGCATCAAATGAGAAGCATAAATAAAGAGCTTCACGGAAAAGTAGATGCAGAGACATTAGCTTCATATCTTAATTTTGACTACAATTTCAAAGATGATGGTTACCAGAACATTGTCTGGGATAGGCTTGGAGATCCAAAGATAGTCAGCCCCGGTTGGAATGGAACACCCGGTTGTGTGAAATTAACTGGAGGTCCAAAAGCATTATATGATGAAGACCAGAAGTCAAACTTTCATAAGATGTGCATAAAAGGTAGTACTATTTGGGATATAGAAGTAAGAGCATATCTTGATTCTAATCATCCTGAATTGCCGAAGACATTTTTTGGATGGGATCATTATGATGCATATTGGGCTGGTGGAAAAAGCGGATATCAGGTTGATGTTTGGACTCATTTTCTTTTTTACTATGATGGATCAAAATTAAGGTTTAAGAGTTTTAAAGATGACAGTGATTTAGGTCATCTTGATTTTTGGAATATAGAAGCAAACATTTCTCTTTCTACAAATACTTGGCACACAATAAGAGTTGCAAGACAGGGAACAATTATCTATATTTTTGTTGATGGTGTTTTGCTTGCTTCGTCAAGTTATATTAATTCACCTCCTGATAGTTACAATAACAGAGGAAGAAGTTATATTGGCTTTGCAATGAATTCTACATATCCTTGTAATATGCGCCTTGACGAATGGAGAATGTCATGGGGAAAATTGCAATATCCATTATCAAATTATACTCCAGACGATGATGAAATTATTGTTACTGTTCCAGAAGTATTTATAACAAAAGGTGTTGTTGACGAATTCACTTGTTATTTCAACTTCCCTGCCGGTCTGTATAAAGTTGAAAGTGATGGAAAATTGGATAGTAAATCTGTCACAATAGAAATTAAATATAGAAAATATGATTCTGGTGATGAATGGACAAAGATTTCAGAGAAGATAACTGATACGTCAAGGAGTGCAACAAAAAGAGCAATTACTATTGATAATCTTGATCGGGATAGATATGAAATCGGTTGTAGTAGAATCACACCAGAAGATGATGAAACAACAGAATCAAGTCGGGTATTTTGGGATGGTGTTGATGAAATACTCGGTGAGTTTTTGATTTATCCAAATTTACAGTGTGTTTCCGTCTCTTTAAAGGCCAGTGAATTCATTGCAAGAAGCACTCCTTTAATTCAGGTACTTGTAAAGAGGACATCAATTGAGGTTCCGAATTATTGGGATACAGGAACAGTATTTGTTGATCCGAGAAACAATGCTTTTGCTGCTTTTGATATGTTTACGAGTAAACTATACGGAGTTGGAATTGATCCTAATAGAATAGACAATATTTTATGGGAAGAATGGAAAGATTGGTGTGATGGTCTTGTTGATGGAGAAAAAAGATGTCTTTTCAATTCGATTTTCGATGCTCAATATGATTTTGACAAGGCATTACATATTGTTGAATCTTGTGGCAGAGCAAAAATAAGGATGCGAGGAACAGATATTGTCTGCACAATAGAAAAGCCAACATTGCCAAGTTATACTTATTCGTCTGGAAATGTCATGTCTGGTTCTGAAAAGGTAGCATATCTTAGAAGAGCAGAAATTGCAGATGGAACAGAAATAAGATTTAGAGATAAAGATCGCAACTATGAATTCAATACTGTTTTTGAACCGGGAGAGAACTATCATTATTTAACCAGAGTTCCAAATATTATAAAAATGAGTCTGTCAGGAATAAATAATCTTGATCAGGCTAAAAGAGAATCAATTTTCAGGCAACAATTAAATGATAGTATAAAAAGAAAAGTTACTTTTGAAGTTGGAATAAATGGAATTCAATCTTTGACTGGTGACGTTATTGTCTATAAGGAAGGTGGTAAGGCACTTTCTTATAGTGGAAGACTTTTTGCTGATAGCAGTAATTCTGATCAAGTTTACATTGACCAATATGTAAACCTTGATTCTGCTAAAAGCTATAAAATTGGTATCCTACTATATAATGATACTGAAATATGGGAAGAAATTACTGGTCCTTTCGATACTGATACAAATGTTTTGACATTAGCAAATCCGATTAGTGCTTCAAAGATGGATGTCTTTTTGGTTATTGTTTCTTCGGAAGAAAAAGAGCATCTATACAGAATTGTATCTTTGAAAAGAAAAGGAACATCTCAATTTATAACTGTTGAAGCAACAGAGTATTCAGAGAAAGCATATTATAATTATGGTTATGCTTCTGGGAATGTTCCAATTTAACAACATTAACAAAAGGAGATGAAAAATGGAGACAATTAGTTTTGGAAGTTATGCTGTTCCGGTTATCTTGACAGTCATTCTTGCCATAGTCTACAAGATGCTCGGCAATAAATTGACAAATCGGTATAAGTCTTTCATTGCAGTTCTGGCTGGCATAGGTTTAGGATTGCTTGCAATCCCTTATAAGGGAATCCCATGGTCGGTAGTCAACATTGTTGACCATGTTATTTATGGACTCATGGTTGGAGCAAGTTCTGTTGGA